AGACTAAATAAACTTAGTTCGCTGGGGTTTTTACCCCAGCTTTAACCTTTTTAGGAAGATGAATGAGTAATCAAATCATACTCAAAAAGTCATCAGTTGGCGCAAAAGTCCCAACTACTAGTGACTTAGTATACGGTGAGTTAGCATTAAACTATGCTGATGGTAAACTGTATTTCAAAGATTCTTCCAACACAATTCAACACCTCGGTTCTTCTACTGCAACCGAGACTCTGTCGAACAAAACTCTCACATCCCCTACTCTAAATTCCGCAACAGCATATAACTTATCGCTGACAGGAACAGTCACAGCAAATTCATCTGCTGGTACTGCAGGACAACACCTAATCTCTACTGGTACTGGTGTTCAGTGGGAAGATAATAAATTAGTGAATCTAGAAGATATTAACTTATCTTCTCCACAAACACAACAGGTTCTAACCTTCAACGGCACACAGTGGGTTAACGCTGACTCAAATGCTGTTGTTGCATCAGCAGTTTTCGCTTCTTCACAGTATGATATGGGTCAGGTGTCTGATTCAGTGCTTACTGTTATGGAAGACGAAGGGTTTGTCGATGAACAAACCAACAACATCTATGACTTAGGTGTATTGAGCTTTACGGGTATTATCTCGTTAAACAACATTGACCAATCAGTCAAATCAGACTATCTTGGTTACTCTATTATTTTCGGATTCTAAGGATATACAATGGCACGTCAGTTAATTGAAAAATACATATTTGAACCAAACGAAGCAGGGTCTGGTATCGTTAAATTTCCAGGAAAAGTTGATCTGACTCAACTCCTGATTATTGCGAACAAGACTCAACAAACAAACATCTATGCGATCGGTGACCCTACAAAGAATGGTTCTATCGTATATGATCCGAGTGACACTACTACATTCTACTCAGAACAGCCTGGAGTTTCAACTGTAACTATTGCAGCTGACACATCTTCAATGTTGTCTACAGATAAGTTGGCGATCTACACTGATGCGCCAAAACAAATCGGTAACATTGTTCGCCCATATGCGTTTGGTGTTGATGCCATTGAGCGTATGCGTGTCGCTCAACCACAGTCATTGATTGACGCTGACTTTGAGTATGGTCTACAACCAACTAAGTGGCAAAACTATTCTGACATTCGTGGTATTCCAGGTATTTACGAAAAACCAGGTCTTGACTTGTTCATGACTGGCATCACTTCAGATGGTGGTAACCCATCTGTTATGACTGTTACTTGTTCACAACCACATGGTCTTTCTGTTGCACAACCTGTTATTATCTTCGGTTGTGCTGGCGTTTCCAATGCTGCTCGTGCAGAAGGTGCGTTCGTTGTTGCAACTATTCCAGATAGCACATCATTCACTTTCTTCGCTAAAGGTATTGTTGGTGTGAATGGAACATCTATTTACAATCAATCAACTTATGCTCGTCGTGGTGGTTTCTATGCTGGTGCAGATCTTCCAATCACTGGATATGTTTCTGACGCTAACTCTCCATCTAAAATCACAGTGACCTGTTCTGCACCACACGGCTTAGTTCCAGGTGCCCCTATTGTTAACACAGTTACTTCTACTGGAACAAACCATACATTGATGAATGGTAACTTCTTTGTCGAGACTGTAACAACTGCAACTACATTCACGTTTACTGCTCGTGTCGGTGGTGCTGTACAGAATTCCAATATCGTAGCTAAAACATATACTCGTTCAGATGCTTATGTTCAACACAGACCATTCGATGGTGGTGTTAACATCGGCACGTTCTTACCATCTCACGGAGCCTCTGTTTCTCGTCAGACTAAGAAATACATGCGTTACCAATCAGGTAAAGGTATTCTCTGGACTTCTGGTGTTTTATTTAACCCTGTGATTAACTTAGACCAAATTTCTGCTAGTGCAACTACAGTAGGTTCTGTTATCACAGTTTCCACTGAGATCGACCATGGTCTTCAAATCGGTGCGACTGTTCAGATCTCTGGTGTTGTTACTTCTGGGTATAACGGCACATATGGTGTTACTGGTGTAGTTAATGAATCAACATTCACCGTTGCAGCAGTTAATGAACTTGGTGGAACAGCAGCTGTTATCACGAACCTTCCACGTGTAACAGTTAAGAACTGGATTGGCGCATGCACACGTTGCGGTCCATTCGATGATCAAAACGGATTATTCTGGGAATTCGATGGACAAGAACTTGCTGTAGTTAAGCGTTCTGCAACTTATCAGCTGTCTGGTTTCGTTTCTGTCACTGCTGGATCTCAGCTTCTAACTGGCACATCTTGCCGTTTCACCCAACAACTAAAGGTTGGTGACACTATCGTTATTCGTGGTATGACATATCGTGTTGGTTCTATTACTGACGATAACACTATGTCTATTAACCCAGAGTATCGTGGTGTAAATAATGCTTCTGGTATTAAGATTGCTCAAGTCATTGACCAACGCATCCCACAATCTCAGTTCAATATTGACAAGATTGATGGTACTGGTATTTCTGGTTACAACATTAACCTAAACAAGATGCAGATGCTTGGTATCTCATTCTCTTGGTATGGTGCTGGTTTTATCGACTTTATGTGTCGTGGCGGTGATGGTAATATGATTCTTGTTCACCGCATGAAACAAAACAACGTGAACGATGAAGCGTATATGCGTACAGGTAACTCTGCTGTTCGTTATCAAGCTATTAATGAATCTGCTCGTGATCGTTTATCCGAAGATGTAGATAACACACAAACTACTATTCCATTGGTAGACGCTTCTCGTTTCCCATCTACTGGTGGTGTTGTTTTAATCGGCACAGAATGTATCTCATATACAGGTAAGTCTGGCAACACTTTAACTGGATGCACTCGTGGAGCAACATTCACTATGTTCGTCGGTGGATCTAATAAGAACTTCACTGGGGCTTCTGCAGGCGTACACACAGTCGGTAATGGATATACAGCTGTAACATTGATTAGCTGCACGTGTTCTCCGATTGTTAACCACTGGGGTTCATCTTACATTATCGATGGCAACTTCGACTCAGATCGTGGTTACTACTTTAACTACGCTGGTATTGCCAACCAGATTGCAGCCAACTCTAGCGAGACTCAGTTCTTCTTGCGCTTGGCTCCATCTGTTTCAAACTCAATTGCTGGTGCGTTCGGCGATCGTGACTTGATTAACCGCTCTCAGTTATTGCTACAAAAACTTCAAGTGCAATCAGACCAGTCTGTTCAGGTATATGGTATCTTGAATCCAGGTAATATTGACGCATCATCACTAACTTGGACTGCTGTTAACACAGCTGGTCTTGGTTCTCAACCTTCTTTCGCTCAGATTTCTACAAGTACTACTACTGCAGCAACTCCAGGTGAACAAAACTTCTCAACTCTTGGTCAGCCAAATGGCTTCGCTGAGATTGACTTATCACAACTGAAAGAATTGACCAACTCTGCTATTGGTGGATATTCAAACTATCCAGATGGTCCAGACGTTTTAGCAGTTGTTGTTAAAAATCTTTCTACTACAAATACAGCAACTGTTTCAGTCAACTTATTCTGGTCTGAAGCACAAGCCTAAATATATCGAATTAGAGGAAAACTATGTCAACACAAGTACAATTTAGACGAGGTACAACAACGCAGAACAATGCGTTCACTGGCGCAGCTGGTGAAATTTCCGTTGACACCGATCTTAAAACGATTCGTCTACACGATGGCACTACCGCTGGTGGTGGTGCCACGATGCTTAACAACATCTCTAGCCAGACAGCTCTAAACAAAACATTTAGTACTGGTTCTTCATGGCAAGGTAACGCTGTTGGTCTTGGATACGGTGGTACTGGTTCTTCTCTAACAGCAGCAGCTGGTGCTGTTCCATATTCTACTTCTAATGGTTTAGCATTAAACTCACCAGGAACATCTGGTCAGATTTTAGTTTCTGGTGGTACTGGCGCACCTACTTGGGTTGCAGCTTCTAGTATCTCTGCTGGTACATCTACTTTGGCAACTACTGCGACTAACATCGCTGGTGGTTCTGCTGGTCAGTTGATTATTCAGGCTGATACTGGTTTATCTACTTTCATTACAGCTGGTGCGTCTGGCACGTTCTTGCGTTCTGCTGGTGCTGGTTATGCACCTACTTAGGCGACTGCCGACGTTACAATTGGTACTACAGTTATTGAC